ATGCCGAAGAAAGCTGCCGGGCTGTCGGCCCGGAAGGTGGAGACCACGAAGACACCGGGGCTGTTCGCGGACGGCAATGGACTCTATCTCCAGGTGACGTCGACTGGCGCAAAGACCTGGATCTTCCGGTACAAACTTGATGGCCGGCGCCGCGATATGGGCTTGGGCTCCGCGTCACTCGTCTCTCTCGCCGACGCCAGAGAGCGGGCGTTGAATGCGAAGAAGATGGTAGCGGCAGGGGTGGACCCAATCGAGGTCAAGAAAGCCGAGACAGCGGCGCGGGCCGTCGGGGCAGCCAAGGCCATGACGTTCCGGCAGTGCGCCGAGGCTTACATCGAATTGAACCGCGCAGGCTGGAAGAACGAGAAGCACGCGGCGCAGTGGACGAGCACCCTCGTTACCTACGCCTACCCATCGATCGGCGATCTACCCATCAACGCGATCGACACGGGCTTGGTGCTCGGCGTGCTTGAGCCGATCTGGACCAAGAAGACCGAAACCGCGAGCCGCGTACGCGGGCGCATCGAGTCGATCCTCGATTACGCCAAGGTGCGCGGCTATCGCGCCGGTGAGAACCCGGCCCGCTGGAAAGGCCACCTTGACCACATTCTACCCGCCAAGGGCGCCGTCGCGAAGGTAGAGCATCACCCTGCCCTGCCCTACTCTGAGGTGCCGGCTTTCTGGCTGCGGCTCCAGATGCAGGACGGGCTCAGCGCTCGCGCCCTAGAGTTCGCCATCCTGACCGCGACTCGGACTGCCGAGGTGCTTGGCGCCCGGTGGGATGAGATCGATATCGATGCCCGCACATGGTCGATACCGGCGGAGCGGATGAAGGCCGGCGATCCGCACCGGGTGCCGCTGTCGGATCAGGCGACGGCTCTGCTGCGCAAGCTGAGCGCGATCCGCACCGGTGATCTCGTGTTCGAGGGCAAAGCGAAAGGTCAGCCGCTGAGCGACATGGCGATGAACATGGTGCTGCGCCGGATGAATGTGGCGGCCACGCCGCACGGGTTCCGCTCCACCTTCCGCACCTGGACGGCCGAGCAGACCCGGTTCCCCGATGCCGTCGCCGAGGCGGCGCTTGCTCATACGCTGGACGATAAGGTGGTTGCCGCTTATCAGCGCGGAGATCTGTTCGACAAGCGGCGCGAGCTGATGACCGCGTGGGCGAACTACTGCGACGGCAAGGCGGACGAGAACGTGGTGCCGCTGCGGCGAGCCCTTTAAAAGATTTCCTCGGTGCGGCTAGGTTGACCGCCGGCAGGCCGGGCACCTACCCCGGCCTGCCGCGCCATCGTTTGTAGGTCACACCGTGTTGGGGGGTGTGGAAGATGATTGACGAGCGCGCCGGCTATGTCCGGTTTATGGCGCTGCCTCCCGAATGGGCAACTGAGGCGAACATCCCGGTAGAGATGGTTCTCCGCCGGCTCAGTGAGTGGGCCGTCGTGGGCGCTTTCCCGCCAGACGCCTTTATCACGCGCGCTGGGACGACGGTGTCGCCCTTGGAGATCTTCAAGCGATCCATGGCGGTAATTAATAAAAACAGCCCCGTCGTCATTGACCAATGGGCGTATCACTATGACCCTCAGGAATCGTTAGACTTCCTGCTGGATGTTCAGGTGCCGGTAGACGCGATCAGGATTTTCTGCGAGCGCTCAGGGACCCTACCACCACGTTCGTTCTTATCCGGGCTGAGGCGCTGGTGGGTGTCACGGCGCGCAGACAAACAATTGGCGCCGCCAGCATGTCCCAATGCTGCACAAGAGGTGCGGCGGCAGAGTGCCCGGGAAAATGCAAAAGCTTCCCTCAACAGTATGACAGCGATCCTGGACGGCCTTCAGGGGCGACGGAGACACGTCTGGGGACCTCGCCGCACCGACGGCGAGCCCATCAATTTCAGCTACTGGGGAACAGAATGGACCGGGCATCGGGAGCGTGCTTTGGACGAGGTTAGCCGGGCCGAGGATGAGACACTCCAACAACAGCTTGCCGCGCTAGATGAGCAATGGGCTGAATTTGTGGCGGCAGAAACCCGCCCCCGGCCTGCTCCGGAAAACCGTGCCGAACAGGTTAGCGAAATTCAACGAAATGCCGAGCCGCAGTCGCTAGGGGCCGATGGCAACAGAGACAGGCGACGAGGAAGGCCCAAAGGCTCCGGTTCATATGAAGCCGCAGACGCACCGCTGATCGAGGCTATGAGAGCTGCCATTCTCGCCAACCCAACGCTGTCGCCTACCGCAGCGGCCCTACAGGTTGCACATCGTGCCGCGGGCGGCGGAACCGACGAAAGCAAGGCGAAACGGCTGGCAGCTGCATATTCAGCGAAATTCAGGGAATGATATAACCCATATTCGCTGAATAAATCTGTATTTATCTTCAGTGACTTAGCTCAGCGCATCAGCAAGATCCGTTGTGTCCATACCTGTCATGGAACGGATGCAATGGTACACACCGACAACACCACCGAACGCTACGGCTGGCCCGTCAACGACTGGGCTCACGCGGCCGGTATCTCCCGCGCCAGCGTCTATGAGTTGCTGTCCAGCGAGACCCTGGAAACCGTCAAGTTCGGCGGCAAACGCCTGATCCTGACCCATCCTCGCGCCTGGCTCGAATCGCTGAAGGGGGCGGCCTGATGCCGTCCTTCTTCTTTGTCGAGCCGCCGCAAATCCCGGCGACCACGGAGGCCGTTCTCCAGGAGTTTGCGGAGCACGCCATCCTCTTCGAGCCACTGTGGAGCCGTCCGGGCCGGCGCGAGCTGTTCCGAATGTTCCGCGACCGGGCGCTCGACGCCGGGCTTTCGGCCGCAGTCGCCGAGGCGCACGCAAACGACATGCTGGAGCGCATCGGCCGGCACATCGAGCGATTGCGCTCGGCCGGTGCTGTGCGTGTGGGAACGGCCTGAGATGCCGCGTAGCAAGAGCCCCGACACGCGGGGCGCGGCCGGGGCGGTAATCGTCGATAGCGTTAGCAATGCCGACCATCCCGAACAGCCATCCGCCGTGGGAGGGCGGCTGTGATCAAGGCGGCGCTTTCCTATGCGGCGCAGATGATGCCCGTGTTCCCGCTCGCTCCGCGGGGGAAGCTTCCCGCAATTTCAAAGGATCATGGCGGCCGAGGGCTCTACGACGCGACGACCGACGTTCTGACGATCGAGCGGTGGTGGCGGCAATTTCCCGACGCCAACATTGGCGTGCCGACCGGCGAGCGCGTGGGGTTCTTCGTCGTCGATATCGACCCCCGGCATGGTGGCGAAGACTCGCTTGCCGCGCTGGAGCGCGAGCACGGGCCGCTGCCTGATACCGTTCACGCGCTCACCGGCGGCGGTGGCTGGCACATCTTGTTCAAGCATGTGGCCGGCATCCGCAACAACGCCGGCCGGCTCGGCGCTGGAATCGATGTCCGCGGAGACGGCGGCTACGTCGCAATGCCGCCCTCCGTTCATGCGTCGGGCCGCATCTACGCTTGGAGCGTCGACCACCACCCCGACGAGATGCCGATCGCCGATCCGCCGGCTTGGTTGATCGAGCGGTTGCGGGCGGCCAAAGACGGCGAGCGCCCGCCCGCCGCGCTGCCCGAGACGTGGCGAAAGCTTGTCGCCGAAGGCGTCGGAGAGGGACGGCGCAACGATGCCGTTGCGCGGCTCGCCGGACACCTTCTCCGCCGGAATGTCGACCCGTACGTCGTCCTTGACCTTGTGCGGACCTGGAACTCGGCGCGCTGCCGCCCGCCCCTTCCGGAAGCCGAAGTCATCAACGCGGTGAACTCGATCGCAAAGGCGGAGATGCGACGCCGGAGCGCTGCCGATGGACGGTAGCGTGGACGCGATCGAAGCGCTTGCGAGCCTCCGCGAACCGCGAGACGGACAGAGGGCAGTCTCCCCGATCCGTGTCCTGACCTTCGCCGAGCTGCAACCGCGGCTCAGCAACAGGGCATTGGTCAAAGGCTATCTCGGCGACGGCGAGATGTCGGTGATCTACGGCGAGAGCAACACCGGCAAGACCTTTTTCGCGATCGACATCGGCATGCACGTGTCGCTCGGCTGGGAATGGCAAGGGCGGCGGGTGCGGCAAGGAGGCGTGGTCTACATCGCCGGTGAGGGCGTGCACGGCATCCAGAACCGCGTTGCCGCCTTTCGGAAGCATCACGGCATCATCACCACGGACGTTCCGTTCGCCGTCATACCGGCCGCGCTCGATCTTCGCAGCGAGGCGGCGGACACGGGGCGCTTGATCGACACCATCGGCGAGGCGGAGAGCACGCTCCGTTGCCCGGTGCGGCTGCTGGTAGTGGACACGCTCTCCCGAGCCTTGGCCGGCGGCAACGAGAATTCGCCCGACGACATGGGCGCGTTCGTGATGCACGTCGACCGGATTCGGCAGGCGTGCGGCGCTCATGTGCTGAACCTCCACCATAGCGGTAAGGACGGAACCCGCGGCGCCCGTGGTCACAGCCTCTTGCGTGCTGCTGTGGACACGGAGATCGAAATTACCCGCGACGCCGAGGCGGGTATCTCAACCGCGCATGTCCGGAAGCAGCGCGAGTTGCCCAGTGACGTGCCTCCGCTGAGTTTTGCGTTGTGGTCCATCCCGCTCGGACAGGACGAGGACGGCGACGAGATAACTTCATGCGTCATCGTAGCGGCCGATGCTCCCTCTCGACGAAGCACGTCCATCGCTGGCGCGGCAGGAATAGCGCTGAACCTGCTTCGCAAGGCGGTCGACGAGGCGGGCGAACGGCCACCGGCATGCAACCATGTTCCGCCCGGTGTCCGGGGTGTCCGCCTGGAGACGTGGCGGCGGTACTGCTACGCCGGCTCGATTTCTGACGGCGATACTTCCGACGCCAAGCGCAAGTCGTTCAAGCGTGCCGCTGATCGCCTCCAATCCGCTGGAATAATCGGCGTGTGGGGAGAGTGGGTATGGCTCCCTTGACAACCGGACAGACGGACAAGATCGGACATGTCCGCCCCTGTCCGGGGACATCAAGACCGGACGGACACGGACACCACCCTATAGGGGTGTCCTGTCCGTCCGGGTGTCCGGGACCGGTCGCGCCTCCAGAGGGAGCGGTGAACATCGGCAGCATGTCCGCTCGCGCCTATGTCGGACCGGCTCGGCAAACGGAAGCATGAAATGCCGACGGACACGGTAACGGGCATTGCCCGCTTGCGCCGCGTGCGCGCGTCCATTGAGCGAGGCGAGCCGCTGCCTGCTGACGTTGCCGAATGGCTGGCAAGGGCGATCGGCAGCTATGAGCGATCCGCCGCGGACGGCGCGCGGCTCGACGTGCATCTCGGCTTGGTGCCGCCGGCCGGCGGAAAGGCGTGGTGGACCCGCGAGGCGACGGCGCGGCGAGACGCCGACATCCGGGCGATCGCCACCGAGCAGTTCCCCACGCTCAACCGGCGGCGGCAGGCAGAGGAGATCCGTCGAATACTGCGGCGCCGCGGTCAAACTCTGACGGTGCGAAGGATCGAGCAAATACTCTCGGCAGAGTGAAATCATCAACCGTGATTTCATTTCGCTTGTTCGACTGTACGTTGTGTTTGGGTAATTGGGCTCAGAAACGAACGGATGCTCAACAGGGCTTTACGGCGCGCACTCGGGAACGTCGAGCGGAGAAGCGCCGGCACCTCCATTTCTGACCCGGCGGTGGCGCTGATCCTGGGGGGATATGGTCCGACCGCGGCGGGCGTCACGGTCACACCGGAAACCGCCATGCGGTGCGTTCCGGTGTATGTCGCGATCAAGGTGCTAGCCGAAAGCCTCGCCCAACTGCCGCTGCACCTCTACCGGCGCTTGCCCGATGGCGCGCGGGAGCGCGCGACCGACCATCCGCTTGAACCGCTGCTGAGTGAGGCGGCAAACGGCTGGATGACAGCATCCGAGTTCCGCCTATTCCAGACGACGCAATACGGGCTGCATGGCAATGCCTATGCATTCGTCAACCGGAGCAGCCGGCGCGTCACGGAACTGGTTCCGCTTGAATCCCGGCACGTCTCCGTTCGCACAAACCCGGTAACGCACGAGCCGTTCTACCTTGTCGCGGCGAACGGCGGCACCCGCACCTATGACCGCACGGAGATCCTGCACATTCGAGGCGTCGGGCTCCGCCCCTATGTCGGTGATTCGCCGATCGAGCTAGCGCGCGAGGCCATCGCCCTTTCGCTTGTGCTGGAGCAGCACGGCTCCGGGCTGTTCGGTCGCGGCGCGCGGCCGGCGGGGCTCCTGAAGCTGGCGAAGAAGGTGGCGGAGCCGGTTATGGAACGGCTCCGGGCGTCATTCGAGCGACTGTATCGGGGCGGCGACAACGCCGGCCGAACGGCGATTTTAGAAGAAGGAATGGAGTTTCAGCAGCTACAGCTTTCGAGCGTAGATGCTCAGTTCTTGGAACTCCGCAAATTCCAAGTGCAAGAGGTAAGCCGCATTTGGCGCATTCCTTTGCACTTTCTGAATGATCTTGAAAGAACGACGCACAACAATGCTGAGGCGATGGGGCAGCAGTTCGTCACGTTCTGCCTGCTGCCGATCCTCAAGCTTTGGCAGGACGCCGTAAACATGACGCTCCTCAACCCGGAGGAGCGGGCGGAATACTTCGCCGAGTTCCTAGTCGACGACCTCGTGCGCGCCAATCTCACGGCGCGGTTCGCTGCCTACGCACAAGGCATTTCGAGCGGCATCCTCAATCCGAACGAAGCAAGGGCTATGGACAACCGCCCGCCGTACAAGGGTGGCGAAGTCTACATGAGGCCGGTCAACACGGCACCGGCTCCGACCGACCGCAACGCCGCGCAAGGCCAGGAAGGGATCAATGACGAGGCAGCGTGAACCGGAGCGGCGGGCGATCGAAACCCGGCTCGCACCTGACGAGAGCGGCGCGTTTGAAGGATACGCAAGCCTTTGGGGCAAGCCTGACAGCTTCGGGGACGTGCTGGTGAAAGGCGCGTTCGCCGCGTCACTCGCTCAGCACAGAGCGGCCAGCACCATGCCGCTGATGTTCTGGTATCACGACCCGACCGCGCCCATTGGCGTATGGGACGAGATTACCGAGGACGCGCGCGGGCTCAAGGTCAAAGGCCACTTCGTTCTCGACTGCACCGCCGGCCGGGACATTCACGCGCTGGCGAAGGCCGGTGCCGTCACCGGGTTGTCGATCGGCTTCCATACGACCAAGGCCACGCAGCTACCGAAGGGTGGCCGGCGCGTCGAGGCGGTCGACCTGATCGAAATCAGCCCATGCACGCGCCCGTCGCAATCGGCGGCGCGCATCACCTCCGTTCGATCGGAACCCGCAGCGGCCGGGCTCGCCGCGTTCATCCGCCGCTGCGCGGAACAGCTTGGAGCAAAGACGAGATGACGCATGCAAGGCATGCCGTGCCGCGGATCAACCCGCGCTGCGGCTGGGAAACCCGCGACGACGGCGGCAACGGCGGTACTCCGCCCGACCCGATGGAGGAGATCCGCGCCGCAGTCGCCTCGCTCACGGAGACGGTGAACACTCGGCTCGGCGGCGTCGACACGGCGTTGACGGAGATCCGCACCCGCCAGGACCAGACGGAACAGCGGCTCCGCCGGCCGGGCACGCCGGGCGCGGGTGAGGAGCAGCGCGGCGGCGGCGGTGCGGCTGCACCGGAGCGGCGCGCATTCGAAAACTACATCCGCTTTGGCGCTCACATGCCAGCGGAGGAAATGCGCACCATGCGCGTCGGCGACGACCCGTCCGCGGGCTATCTCGCGCCCGGCGAGTTCATCGCCGAGGTGGACAAGAACATCGTGCTGTGGTCGCCGATCCGCGAGTATGCGACCGTGCGCGGCACGACCCGCGGCACCGTCACCCTTCCCAAGCGGATCGGCCGTCCGACCGCGACCTGGGTTGAGGAGATCGAGGACCGCGAGGATACCGACACCGAGAGCCGTTACGGCAACTCCACCTATGAGGTGAAGGAACTCACGGCCTATGTGGACGTGTCGTTCTCCACCCTGGAGGACTCGGCGGTCGACGTCTTCAACGAGCTGGCATCGGACTTTGCCGAAGAGTTCGGCGCGGCCGAGGGAACGACCTTCGTTCTCGGCAACGGCGTCAAGCGGCCGATGGGCTTCATGTCGGATACGAGCATCCCGACCGTCGCATCGGGCAACGCGTCCGCGCTCACCGGCGACGGGCTCATCGACATGTATCACGCGCTGCCGTCGCCGTACCGCCGCAACGCGGTGTGGGGATTGAACAGCACGACCCTCGGAGCCGTCCGCAAACTCAAGGACACTCAGGGCCAATACCTCGCGCTCACGGCGAACCTGAACGGCGAGCCCACGATGACCATTCTCGGCAAGCCGGTCATCGAACTGCCGGACATGCCCGACGTGGCGGCGAGCGCAAAGCCCATCGTCTTCGGCGACTTCAGCCAGGGCTATCGCGTGTTCGATCGCGTCGGCTTCACGCTGCTGCGCGACGACCTGACCCAGCGCACCAAGGGTAAAGCCCGGTTCCATGCCCGTCGCCGCGTCGCCGGTGGCGTCCGCAAGTCCGAAGCGCTGCGCATCCTCCGCGTGGTGGCGAGCTAAGGGAGAACCTGACATGCGCGACCTGATGAACAACATTCACCCGCTCAGCGTCATTCCGCCCGCGGCGGCCGTCACCGACAACACGGCGAAGGTCGGGAGCATCATCGACCGGCTGGGCTACAACAGCCTTACCTACGTGATCCAGACCGGCAGCCTCGCCGACGCGGACGCCACGTTTACCGTCCTGCTGGAGCACGGCGACGACCCGTCGCTGTCCGACGCGGCGGCGGTGCCGGACGATGACCTTGTCGGCACGGAGGCGCTCGCCGGCTTCACCTTCGCCGACGACAACGAAACCCGGAAGCTCGGCTATACCGGCGGCAAGCGCTACACCCGCTTGACGGTGACGCCGGCCAACAACGCCGGTAACGCGTTCGTGTCGGCGGTGGCGATCCTGGGCCATCCCGTCTCGGCGCCCACGGCGAACCCGCCGGTCTGATGCCGTCCGCTCCGCCACGTGCCTGTCGCTGCGGCGCTCTGGTGCCGGCGGGGCGGCGGTGCTCGCGCTGTGTCGCTGCCTCCGACAAGGCACGCGGTACGGCAGCGGCGCGCGGCTATGACGCTCAGTGGCAGCGGGAAAGCAAAGCGTTCCTCGCTCGCCCTGAGAACCAGCGCTGCGCCTGCAGCTGCGGCAAGCTCGCCGATGTCGTCGACCACCGCACGCCGCACAAGGGCGACATGCTGTTGTTCTGGGACCGTGCCAACTGGCAGCCCATGAACCGTGCCTGCCACAGCCGGAAGACGGCGATGGAGGACGGCGGGTTCGGCCGACCGATGCAGCGGCCAGCATGACGACGATCGACGGCGCCGAAGGGGTAACGGGGTTCGGTTTTTCGCGGCAATGGACCGCTGACCGTCCGGGGATCTTGCGCGCACTCTCTTGGAAATTGGGATTTTCGTCATGAAGGGCAGGAAACCGGCGCTGGCCGTGATCGAGGGAGGCGCATCAACCGGGCGTGTCCCTGGTCCGCCGGCATGGCTTCCGCTTGACGGCAAGCGTGAATGGAAGCGCGTCGCAACCGTCCTGCACGGGCGCGGGCTGCTGACGACCGACGCGCTCGGAACCCTGGAGTCCTACTGCCTCGCCGTCGCTCAGATCCGCGAGTTTGAAAGGGCGATGGCCGGCGGGCGCATCGTCATCGCCGAGGACGGCAGCAGCAAGCCGCACGTGGCTTTCAAGATGCAACAGGCCGCGATGCGCGAGGCGCGTCTACTCGCGGCGGAACTGGCGCTCACGCCGCAACGGCAGGGAACCGGCGGCAAGGGTGATGAGGAGCCGAAGGGCGATGGCTGGGAACCCGATCTTCTTGCCTGACCCGTCGCTCTATCCGGACCCGTCCGGCCGGGCGGATCGGATGTGCCGGTTCGTCCGGCGGCTGCGGCTATGGGAAGGGAAGTTCGCCGGACAGCGGTTCCCGGTCAAGCCATTCCAAGAGGCGACAATACGGCGGATCTATGGGCCGTCGACACCGGACGGTCGCAGGCTTGTCCGCATCGCGTGCATATGGATACCTCGCGGCAACGCGAAGACGACGCTATCGGCGGCGCTCGGGCTCGGTCATTTCATGGGACCGGAAGCGGAGCCCGGCGGGCAGGTGATACAGGCGGCGGCCGATCGCGAGAACGCGGGCATTGCCTTTACCCATAGCTGGGAGATGGTGAAGGCCGACGACGCTCTGTTGGCGCGCGTCGCCCCGATCGAGAGCCGGAAGCTGCTGAAGCATCCCGGCACCAGTAGCACCCTGAAAGCCATCTCCTCCGAGGCGTATTCCAAGCACGGGATGAACGCCTCGTTCTTCCTCGCCGATGAGGTGCACGCGTGGCCGGCGGTCGAG